TCCGCACGCAACGGAATTGTTGGAGCATATTCAAATCTTTTAACAGATTGCAAACCCGTTCAAATGGGTAGCTGGAAAGGAATGAGTCATCAGATTGAACAGGGCGGATATATTGACGTAGATGCGATTATTGCGGAATCAGAGGCGGCGGAGTTGGCGCGTCGTTAATCCAGCACATCCTTACTCTCACTCTTCCATCGCGCCGCACAAAAGTTTTTCTGGTGTATTTGTGAGACTTTACAAATTTAATTAAACCATCAACTTTTTTTGAATTGCTCATTCAATCGTCTCCACGGTGATTTTGAGTTTGGGAGGATGCGGACTTGTTAATTTCCTAATTTCATTCGCCATGACGTGCGGAATTGGAATCTCAAACTTCCCATAAACACAACCATCCCTAATTCCATTTGAACACATACCACTGATTTGAACTTTATTAATTTCGCAATTTGCTTCCGACGGAATTCCAATTAATTCAATTTTCATGCTCTAAATTTACCATAATCCAACCGCCTTAAAAATAAAATCCTTGCCATTTAGCACGTAAAAACGGCTCAATGATTTTCGTTGGATTTTACCAAAAGGATTTAGACGCGGAGGCTATTGCTGCGTTTGCTGAATCAGTTCAAAAACTTTGCGTGGACTCTCATAATGACCGCGCCATTGTTGTTCCTGATGGCACGGAAGTTAAATCAATTCTTCAAGGCAAGGAATAACCTGTGAGCAACATCGTTAAATATCACGGCGTAAGGGCGATTGTTAAAACTTCCGACGCCGCACCGACAATGACATATGAGCAGGAGCGCGGGCTTTTAACCGAAATTCAGGCGCGGCTGTCAGGGCTTGGCGAGCCGCCGCAGCTTGGCTACCGCGTCACGCTTGCCGACATTCAAAAGGCGATACGGATGTCCGAGATTGGTGAGCCGTATTATATGTTCGCGCTTTTCCGCGACATGATTGAGAATGACCCGCATTTGTCCGCAGAGATTGGCAAGCGGGTCATGTCATTCATGGGGCAGAACGAAACGATTGAGCCATTTGACCCTGACAATAAAGACGACGTTATCGCCTGCGAATTCATCGAGGACATCCGCGAGAATTGTGAAAACTGGCGCGAAGGAATGGTTCACTTGGCACAGGGGCATATCTGGCCGGTGTCCGGCGTGGAAAAAATCTTTACCCGCGTTGAACCGGAAGACGCCTATAAATTCCGTCATCCGACACAATGGAAACTTCAAAAACTTCATCCGATACCGTGGCCGCTTTACACCTACAAGATTGCCTATTGGTGGGGAGCGTGCGCCGGTTCAATGCCGGGAATGGGTCAGACCCCTGGTGGATTTACCGTTGGCACTGGCGCAATGCCGATTAATAATCCTCCCGGCAATTCCACCTATCAGCCAAAGATGGCTTCCGACAATGGGGTTTATGTTTGGAATCCGCAAGACTGGCACGCTGATTTAAGATTTTACGGGACGCTTTCAAATGGCTTGATTGATTGGACGCTTTCCATGGGATACAAGGCAGACAAGGCGCGGCACGTCATTCATTCCGCACAAGTCGCCACAAGCGGGATGCGCGAAAACTTTGGCTCAATTCTTCGCTCGTTAATTCCAATCTGGTTTTACAAACGCAACCTTTTAGATTGGTGTCTGCGTGGCATGGAACGCTACGGCTCGCCGTTTGCGATTGCGAAAGCGAACATCAATAACAAAAATGTTTCTGATTTGCTGACAAAGGCTTTTGACCAAGCCAGCAAAATCAATGCGTTGCTTGTGCCGAATGGGACAACGGTTGATTTGAAGGAGATTCAGACTTCCGGCATGGCCGATGGGTATTCAAAGATTATTGAATTGCTGAATACGGAAATGACTAAGGGGATTTTAGGCCAAACCCTTTCCACGTCGTCAAAAGGTTCTGGCATGATGGGCGGTTCGGGCGTTGCTGATTTGCACAGCGACGTTAAAGAGGAGTGGAGTCTGTTTGATAAGCGCAGTTTCTGCGATATGCAATGGCAACAGATTTTTGAGCAAGTTTTGCGGATAAATGGCTACAAAGGCCGTTGCCGTTCTGTCCGTGGCGGTGTCAGCGCAAATCAGCAAGCAATGCTCGCCAAGACCCTGCAATCGCTTTATCTGTCCGGCGTCCGAGTCAAGGCCGAGGAGGAGCAAAAGCTGACAAATACATTTGGATTTAAGATGGAAGTTTTTGACCCGTCAGAGCAAAAAGAAGATGCCGATGCGAAGTCTAAAACCGACAAAGCGAAAGCCGACCATAAGAACAAAAACAAGGGGGTAATTCCGTGACAGTCGATACTTTTAATGCAGCCAAATTGCTTGGCAAGAGCTACCGGACAGTTTTAAGGTGGCGCGAGCAAGGGCGGATTAAAAAGGCGTGGCGAGCCTCTGGCGAACGACAAAGGCAGGACGTGAAACAACCGCCGTGGCAATTTGACCGGGACGAGATTTTAAGTTTGAAAAATGCAAGTAACGCGAGATGAATGGAGTCCGTTGTTTCAATCCCTGAAAGACAAGGTTTCAGCGGATGCGCGAAGGGAATTGCTTTTCAAACTGATTAACGAGATTCGGTTTATCACGCAACAAAACTTTGGAACTTCTGGAATTGATAGGCCGATGCCGTGGCAAATTCTCTCGCCAAACTACGCATGGGAAAAGAAAAAGGGGGACAGAACGCCGACGCTGATGCTCAAAGGCGATTTAATCCGTGGATTCAGAACTACCGTTGGCGATAATTCCGCTTCATTAACCAACGTGTCACCCTACGCCGATGAACATCAATTTGGAGTTGGCTACAAGAATCTTCCTGCTAGGCCGTTTTATCCAATCAATGAGGATGGCTCTTTAACTCCGTTTGCGGAGAAGTCGCTGGCGGAAGTGGTGCAGAAGCATTTCAACGCCCAAAGTTAATAGTTGTGAAGTTGTTCCATTTTTGTTGAAGTGTCATTTCCGAATCGTCGGAATAATACGATTTAAGAAATTCTGCAAGGCGTCTTGAGATTGGAAGTTTGAAGTAATTAACCGCATCCGGCTCTTGAATTTCGGGCGGCTCCCGCCCCATAAATTCCCAATCCGGCTCCGCAAACTCCTTGTCGTCATCCATCATGTAAGAAATCTCCTATTCAACCAAAAACATTTCCTAACGTTGGCGCAAACAGGAATAAAGGCAAAATGCCAGCGTTTATCCTTAATGCAAAAAGTTTTCCAGAAAGTGAATTTCATTGGATGATGGTTGCATTTGCCAAAAATGTTTTATTTCCAATAGTGACTGTGCATCCCTCAATTATTTTAACCCGCTTCACTACATGACCATCGTCGGATATTTTCTTGCGGTTTATTGATGTTGAGTTAAACGGTTTCTGCAAATCGTAAAATCCCCAAAGTTTCCGCTCCCAAGCGGCGGCAATCTTTCGGATTGTGGCGGATTCTTTTTTCATTGAATAAAAATATCTTTGGACACTTCGCTGAAAATAATCACGCCATTAAAGATTTGGCGTTTGTTGCCGTTGTTGACGACAACCCGTAATCCCGTTGGCTTTCTCGTCACGTCTGCGCTTGTGCCTTCAACGATTTTTGCGGCTTCGGTATTGGGTAGAAAGATGGCGAATTTTTTCATTTCCGAAATCTTATCATGCAAAACCACATAAGCAATACACCCCATAACGATTGAAGTTTAACTAATTCAAAAGAAAAGTGGATTTTACAAAGTTGGACATAAATAAGGTTTTTAGTTGCGGGAACCATTAGCTGCGATTATTTGTCCCATAGTGAAACGAGACACAATTCAACTTTACGGCGCGATTGAGAAGTTTGACGCTGCCGCTGATGGTTCGTTAATGGTGTCTGGTATTGCCTCGACGGAAGCCGTGGACGCAGATGGTGAGATTGTAACAGCGGACGCGATGCGGAAGGCTCTCCCCTCTTATCTCCAATGCGGCACAGTCCGCGAAATGCACCAACCGATTGCCGCCGGCAATCCGATTTCCGCTCATGTTGACGACGACGGAAAAACCCATTTCACCGCGCACATTGTTGACGCGGGAACGATTGCCAAGATTAAGGCGAACGTCCTGAAAGGCTTTTCCATCGGCGGCAAGGCGATTACGAAGGTTGGCAACAAAATCACCGAAATCCTTTTGAAGGATATTTCCGTCGTTGACCTTCCGAATAATCCTGAATCCTTTTTCACCGTCATCAAGTTTGACAAGGCTGCTGACGACAAAAAACACAAAGACGACTGCGATTGTGACGACTGCAAAAAATCCAAAAAAGAAAAATCTATGAGTGCCGAACTTATTAAAAAGTTTGACGACTTGGCTGCTACGGTTGCCACGCTCGCCAAGTCTGTTGAAACCCTTTCCAAGCAAACCCCGCCCGATTTGACCAAGATGGAAAAGTCACTTGGCGATTTGGAGAAACGCGCTACGGAAGCCGCTGCCGCCTTGGTTGAACAGGAGCGCACCAGCCTGATTTCCAAGATGCAATCCGAAGGCCGTGTGATTCTCGGCGAAAAGGGACTCGGCACGAAGGTTGAGGATTTGCAGAAGATGGATTTGCCGTTGCTCAAGGCTCTTTCCCGCAACGCGCAGATTTTGCCGACTGTCGCCAAAGCGACTTATTCCGGCACGGGCAATCCGCCGGAAGTCCAGTTCACCAAAAAGGACAAGGACGGCAAGGATGTCAATCTTTCCGGTTCGGAACTGATTCAAAAGGCTTGGGGCGGTTTGACCTTGGAAAAAATGATGGCCGCTGGAACGACTGCTAATTTAACCAAATAATTTTATGGCTGCTAATCAATTTCTCACCATCAAAGACATCGCGGCTCTTGACCGCTTGACCGACCCGGCCAGCGTTGGCTTGGTTGATAACATCGTCAACGTCGTTCCTGAATTGGACGTTGTGCTTGGCCGTCCGATTCCCGGCATCAGCTATGAAGCTACGATTTTGACTGCCATTGGCAGCAACGGCGGTTTCCGTAAAATCAATTCCGGCAATCCGTTTTCCTCGATGAGCATTGACGAAAAGCGGTTCAACTGCTTTCCGTGGGACGCTCCTTTTTCCGTTGATGAAGCCTTGCTGATTAAAAAGGCTGGCGCGGGCGAGGCTCCGGCGGAAGTGCTGGAAACCTTTGCGACTTCCGGCGCACGTCAAAAAGCTCTCGACATGAGCGCACAGTTTTATCTCGGCTCGCTTGCTGACCCGCTTGGGCCTCCCGGTCTGATGGATTTTCTCGTCACGCAGCGGACGCAGATTGATTCCCGCACCGGCTTGAAAATTGACCAAGTGATTGATGCTGGCGGCACGGCGGCTGGCAAGTGTGAAACGATTTGGTTTATCAAGCAGGGGCCGCAAGGCGTTCATTGGCTCTTTGGCAATGGCCGTGGTATCACGATGAATCCTTGGGTGCGTCTGCCGGGTATGCCGTCGCCGGACTCGACTCCCGCGAATCCGCGTTATCAAACCGCGTGGCGTTCCAATATGTTTGGCTACATCGGAACGAGCATGGCGCAGTATCATGCGGTTGGCGCGATTATCAATGTTGATGTCACCAACGGCACGACTACGGCGAACGGTCTTTTCAATGATGCTCAAATCGCCAAGCTGTTTGCCAAGTGGCCTATCAGCATGAAGCCCGATATGGCTTTCTGCACGCAGAATGCGGCGGCAATGTTGCAGCAACAGCGCACCGTCACCAACTTTGTGAGCGGCGGAAGCCGTGAATGGACTGGCGCGGCAGCTCCGATTGCGGCGTTCCCGACGCACCTGCCCACGATGGGTAACATTCCTTTGATTGTCACCGATGGCATCCGTCCCGGAAACCAAGTTGTCCTTTAATTTAAATACCATGAAAAAAATTCTTTTAATCTGCGCGGCGGCTACGTTGGCTGTTTCCGCTTTCGCAACTGGCAGTGTTGGTGTTAATCCTCCGCAAAGTGGAGTTATCACCGTCACGAATGGCGCGCAGTCTGTCACGAACACGTTTGCGTATCCGTTTCAAACAACTCCGGTTCTGGTTGTTTATTGCAATGCCACTAATGGCACTCCAGTTACAAACAACTTTGTCACCACAACGAATTTTGCGATTTCGTTTCCGGTGGCAGGAACGAATGACGCTTATTCGTGGCAAGCTTATGTTGGCGGGACTCGGATGCAATCTGGCTCGGTTATTTCCGGCGGCGGCACGAACGTCACGGTAACATTTGCGAACGCCTATGCCGTTGCTCCTGTAGTTGTGGTTACTGGCAATTCAAC